ATGGACCAAACACTGTCTAAGGAGGAGAGAAATGAGCTTATGGATTTATTGCAAATAACTAGAGCTGCATGGGGAAACCTTTCTATGATGAAAAAGGCATATAAAAATGTCTCCAAACTATATCATCCTGATAAAGGAGGAGATCCAGCTAAAATGCAGCGGCTCAATGAATTATTTCAAAGGGTCCAAGTTACCTTGATGGAGATAAGGAGTCAATGTGGATCCTCTTCTTCCCAGGTAGCTTGGTTTTTTTGGGATGAGAATTTTAGAACCCTAGGAGCTTTTCTAGGAGAAAAATTTAATGAAAAAATTATTGGACTCTACCCTACTTGCACTAAATTTGTAAGAGCTAACTGTAATTGCATAGTGTGTTTGCTAAAGAAGCAGCATGAGGGTACAAAAAAAAATTTAAAAAAGCCATGCCTAGTTTGGGGAGAATGCTGGTGCTACAAATGTTATTTAGTGTGGTTTGGCTTTCCTGAGGATTTCACCTCATTCCGCTACTGGACCCTTCTTATGGCAAATATGGATTTATCTATGCTCAAGCTTTGGACGGAACTGGGATTCTAATGTAAGTATTTTTATTTTCTAGGGTTACTTCAGTGAGGACTTCTACTTTGGGCCCACCACCTTTCAATATAGCCCTATGGATCCAGATGCGGTTCGGGAGGATCTTCCAAATCCAGGGGAAGGGTCGTGGGGGAAATGGTGGAGAGAGTTTGTTAATAGACAATGTTGTGATGATTTGTTTTGCTCAGAAACAATGAGTAGTTCAAGTGATGAAGATACACCCCCGGCGGCGCAGCCTCCTCCTCCTCCTGCCCCCTCCCCAGAAGAAGATGAAATAGAATTTGTAGAAGAGACCCCCAGTTCCTGTGAGGGATCTTCTTCCCAGAGCTCCTACACCTGCACGCCCCCCAAAAGGAAGAAAACTGAAGAAAAGAAGCCAGATGACTTTCCTGTATGTTTGTATTCATTTTTAAGTCATGCAATTTATAGTAATAAGACTATGAATAGTTTTTTAATATATACTACTTTGGAGAAAGCTAGGCAATTGTATAAAACTGTGGAAAAATCTAAAATTGTAGTGGATTTTAAAGCCAGTTTTTCCTATCAGGATGAGGAAGGGGAGGGTTGTTTATTGTTTTTAATTACCTTAGGAAAGCATAGAGTTTCTGCTGTTAAACATTTCTGTGTATCTCAATGTACTTTTAGTTTTATTCATTGTAAAGCTGTTGTCAAACCCCTAGAGTTATATAAGACCTTAAGCAAACCACCTTTTAAGTTGTTGGAAGAGAACAAACCGGGTGTATCCATGTTTGAGTTCCAAGAGGAGAAGGAACAGTCTGTTAATTGGCAAGAAGTATGTAACTTTGCAAATGAGGCCAACATTTCTGATGTCTTATTGTTGCTTGGCATCTACATAGATTTTGCAGTGGAACCTGGCAAATGTGGCAAGTGTGAAAAAAAGCAGCACAAATTCCACTATAATTATCATAAAGCACATCATGCCAATGCTTGTCTCTTCTTGGAGAGTAGAGCCCAAAAAAACATTTGCCAACAAGCAGTTGACCAGGTCCTAGCAGCTAAAAGGTTAAAATTAGTAGAGTGCAGCAGAATGGAATTATTAGAAGAGAGATTTTTGCAGCTTTTTGATGAAATGGATGACTTCCTGCATGGTGAGATAGAGATTCTAAGATGGATGGCGGGTGTGGCCTGGTACACCATCTTACTAGATAATTCTTGGGATGTTTTTCAGAATATCCTGCAATTAATCACAACCAGCCAACCCAAAAAAAGGAATGTCCTGATTAAGGGACCAATTAACAGTGGCAAAACCACTCTGGCTTCTGCTTTCATGCATTTTTTTGATGGCAAAGCTCTAAATATAAATTGTCCTGCTGATAAACTGTCCTTTGAACTTGGCTGTGCTATTGATCAATTCTGTGTTTTGTTAGATGATGTGAAGGGCCAGATAACCCTAAATAAGCACTTGCAACCAGGTCAGGGGGTAAATAACCTTGATAACCTCAGAGATCATCTTGATGGAACAATTAAAGTTAATTTAGAAAAGAAACATGTAAACAAAAGGAGTCAAATTTTTCCTCCGGTTATTATGACTATGAATGAGTACTTACTGCCTCCTACTATTGGAGTTAGATTTGCTCTTCATCTTCATTTAAAACCCAAGCCTTATCTGAAGCAAAGCTTGGAAAAAAGTGACCTGGTAGCTAAAAGAATTTTAAATTCTGGGTATACTATATTGCTTCTTTTGTTATGGTATAATCCAGTGGATTCATTTACTCCAAAAGTGCAAGAAAAAGTGGTGCAATGGAAAGAAACCCTTGAAAAATATGTGTCAATTACTCAGTTTGGTAATATTCAGCAGAATATCATTGATGGTAAAGACCCCCTGCATGGAATTGTAATTGAAGAACAAATGTAACAAATGTAATCATCATTGTCTGTTTTATTTCTGGTACAATAAAGTCTTACAATGCATTCAGCCTCACATATCATTTGATACAGGGAGAACAGTCTGGTTCTGACAAAATTTATCAACATATCTATTAAGGTCAGGGTCCCCTGGGAGTCCTTCTGTTCCCTCAAATATTCTGACTTCTTCCACTTGTCCTGAGACCCCTTCCATTGGTTGTCCCTGAATTTGGGGCATAAGACCAGAGAAGAAGCTATTTAGAAGAGAGCTGACTGGATAAGGATTTTTAACAATCCTTTTCCTCAGGGTCACATTGAAGTATCTAGGAAGCCCCCTCCAACTTTGGGTTTCAGAGTAGTTAGTATGAACTCCAGCAATGTCAGCACAGGACAAGAAAAGTTTGTCCCCTTTACAAAGAGGCCCAACTCCATTTTCATCCAGCAGCACTGTTGTCACAGAATTTGTAAACTGCATAACTGGAGGGGTGGTGGCTCCCCCTGTAAAACTACCATAATATCTGGTATTTTCATTTTTGGAGGGGTCAGGGCACCACACTTCCACTGGGTACTTTCCATCCTTGTCCAGCAAGGCCTTGGCCTTTGGATCTAGGCCTTGATTTGCAGGTTTCATATTTTTAATAGCAACTACATCATCAGGATATGTAGCTGTTGAGCTGGCAACTAGGCCTTGGAGTTCTAGGGGCTCTCCTCCAACAGCAAACATATGATAGGTAGTGCCCTGTACGGGGACACACCCAGAGGATGACCCATAGATGTACTTTCCTCCCTGGTGCAAATTAACTAGTGAGGAAATTCCAACAACTTCAGTTTTTACTGACACTGCTTCCCACATCAAAATGGTGTCACAGGTCATGTCTTCATTTAGGAGGGGGAGCTTAATTACTGCTACTGAATAGCAAGGAAGGGTGCCTTTGTTGGGGGTATCAGAGGCCTTACTAGAAGCAGTATTAATGGAATTACTATATCCATACAAGTCCTCAGAAGGAAGGTTGTTACCCATCCTAGGGTTAAGGTAGGCCTCAATTTGGGTTATAGCATCAGGCCCGGTTCTTACTTCTAGCACCTCTACTCCTCCCTTTACTAGCAGCTTGGGGACGGGAGCGGGAATAGGGCATGTTTTTTTGCATGCTCCGTCTTGCCTTTTTCTTTGAGGGGCCATCTTCTTCTTTCTCCAATTTATTAAGCTCCACTTCCCAGGTGGGAGTTATATCACCATATAAACCTAGAATTAGAGGAAGCATCCAGTCTTGAGTTACTCTTTGGTGTGCCCCTCCTGGAGCAGTATAATGTTCTACATACTGACCTGACCTAGGTTCATCATAACCCAGCTCTCTTCGTGCCCTTTGACCTTCTCTATTTTCTTGAAATTCAAAATCAGCTCTACTTGGAGGTGGCTCTCCCCTATTCCTATATTCTTGTCTCAGCTGAATGGGATTTCTGGCAGGTAGGTATCTGTAATAATCCTGAACACTTGAATAGATATGCACAGGCCCACTGGTCAAAGCCCACCTAGCATTTTCAGCAATTTGAGCCAAAGTGTGACTCAGTTCATTGGAACTTCTAACTGCCACTGCCCTTGTAGCCTGACCAATTTGCAAAGTGGCCTGTCTCATCAAGTGTCTCCATACTTCTCTGCCCACAGCATGAAACAATGATTCACCCCAATCAAGGACAGCATTCAGGTAGTAGCTAAAAGAGGTAAATCCAGGAAACAAATAATCAACTTGAGGAAACCAAGGCACAAGAGCCATATTAACAACTGGTACTTCTTTGGAGTATCCAAAAGTTGTCACTCCTGCAGCAACCACAGCACTGGCACCTGAAACAGTTTGAAAAAAAACTCCTATTCCTATGGCATTGTTGAGAGCTGTTGGGATAGCACTTAGGAGGGAAAACTGCTCTGTTGTAAGTCCAGTAAGAGACAAGGCCTCTAGAGTACTAAGTCCAGCAAGATCCACTGCTTCTATTTCAATGAGCCATGCTGCCTCAGTACTCACAGCAGCAAATGCCTCCCCAGTTAGAATAGCATCCACTGTAAATCCAGTACTTAAGCTTAATTCAGCAGCAATTTCAGAAATATTAAACAAAAGAGATAATACACCCCCCATTTCTTACCAAATGGCGGGCTAATTTAAAAAAGGCGGGCTTCTCGGCGGCGCTGATGCAAATGAGTAACTTCCTCTACCTGAGGTTACTAAGTAGGTTGCTAAGCGCCACCTAGCAACTAGACCGCAGAACAGTTGTTTGTCACTTATCAGGAAATGTCACAAAAAGTCCCCGGGCGGTGCGGTGAGCGAGTTTAACCACAGCTTCCTCTATCAGTTGATTCTGCAAAAACAACCTGTTATTGAAGTCTGCAAGTCTGCAAAAACCTGGATTTATCTTAAATGTCAATCAAAATCACTATAGCAACCCTAGTTTTTTCTACCTGGTATAAGAGGCCAGGGGCCCCTAGCCTCCTCCTCTTCTTTCAACAAAGAGAGAGGCTTTGGAGGCTTATCCAAAAACTCATTAGGTAAGCTGCCCTAAGATATTTTCCCATATAATTAAGTATTAAGGCCACCTAGGTAATTAAATTATTCCATTTTCTCCACAGCC